AGGATCGTTAATCTTGCAAGAGACAACGAAACAATTGTTGAAGCTGGAAGAACTATTGAGGATAAACAGACAATACATACCAATTGAGCCAACAGACAGGCAATCTTTATTTTTAATGTTAGATTGTTTAGATGCTTTTTATGGAGGCGCTGCAGGAGGAGGTAAAAGTATTGCCTTATTAACAGGTGCTTTATTATATGTTCATATATCTGCATATAATGCTATTTTGATTCGTGATACGATGAAAAACTTAATGATGCCAGATAGCATAATGGATGTAAGCTTTCAATGGCTATCAGGCACAGATGCTCATTGGAATGGAAAAAAAAATAGATGGGATTTTCCATCAGGTGCAACTTTAAACTTTGGATATTTGGATAAGCCTCGTGATGAGTATAATTTCCAAAGTTCTCAATTTCAATATGTTGGGATAGATGAAGCTGTCAATATAAGGAAAAAGCAAGCTAAATATATGTTCTCAAGATTGAGAAGATTAAAAGAGTACAAGGATATACCAATAAGATTTAGATGTGCCTCCAACCCTCCAACCGAAGAACAGGTTGCAAGAGGACAATGGGTTAAGGATGAATATGTAGATGTCAACACTAGAAAAAAAGGCAATATATTTATACCTGCTAAAATGGATGATAATCCTTACTTAGATGTTAATGAATACAGAGTAACATTGTCTGAATTAGATGTAATAACCAGAAAGCAACTAGAAGATGGTGATTGGGAGATAAGATCAAAAGGCAAGATGTTTAATAGGGCATGGTTTGAGATTGTAGACTCCGCTCCTATTGAAGCACAACGAATTAGATATTGGGATATGGCTGCAACCAAAAAGACAAAAGATGGGTCAAATGAGCCTTGTTATACTTCAGGTAGTAGATTATGTATTGATAAGGATAAAATAGTATATGTTGAAAATGTAAATAGGTTTCGAGAAGAACCGATGCAAACAGAACGGCTTGTGAGGCAAACGGCAGATATAGACGGTAAAGGATTAACAATATGGATGGAAAGAGAGCCAGGATCAGGCGGCAAGATAACAATAGATCATTATCGGAGAAATATACTTTTTGGTTATACTTTTAGAGAAGACAGAGTTGCAAACGAGGGCTCTAAAGTCAAAAGGGCTATGCCGTTTTCAGCTTATGCTGAGGCCGGCAATGTAAAACTAGTTAGAGGTCATTGGAATGAAGCTTTCCTTGATGAATTGGAATTATTTCCTGATGGAAAGTTTAAGGACCAAGTTGATAGTACAAGCGGAGCGTTTAATAAGCTTAATACTAACAATAGTCCAAGAATAAGGGTTATAAAAGATAGGTCTATTAGAAACGATCAATGTGATAATTGTGGCTTAGTTAAGGATGACTATTTGAAATTACACAGAAAGGTTGTTGATAAAAAAGTAATGATGCTTTGTGATCATTGTATAGATTTATTTTAAGGCAATGTATGTATAATAGAAGAAGAGGAGGAATAAAATGTCAATAACTAATGGTGATAGTATACAATATAAACGATGGGACATGTTTCATTTTTACGAGGCTAGTATTGCTTTGAATTCTATTTCCGGAATTGATACAGAATTGGCAATTAGTGTGCCATGGATGTTAGGGGAATTAAGATTTCATATGAGTACAGCGATTATATCAGATTGTACTTTAATTGCATATATAAGTTCAGTAAAAGATAGTAGCTTAAATCATCGACTTTTTAGTCAAGCAATTATTACTGCTAAAGATGTTATAATTCATTATTCAAACCCATTATTATTTTTTAGTAATGATAATTTAATTATAACAACAAGTACGTTGTCAGTAACTAATTTAATGGGGATAGAAGCTATTGGATGGAGTATAAGAGGATAGTAGAATGGGAATATTTAGGTGGTTTATTAAAAGAAAACAAACGGTTCCAAAAGAAAATAAAGTAAGTAAAACTCTTGCTATTGATTCAAATTTAGGAACCGCTCATTGGGCAGAGAGAGATTATGAGAATTTCTCCCGTGAAACTTATATAAAGAACGTTATTGCCTTTCGATGTATATTCTATATCGCAAGTTCAATCGCTTCAGTAAAATGGAGATTATTTCGACAGAAAGATACTGAAAGAGAAGAAATTACAGATCATGCAATAAATAAAATATTAAAAAAGGCAAACCCAAATGATAGTTTTGTGTTTTTAGTGCAAAAAGCAATAAGCTATTTATTAATCGCTGGAAATACTTATTTAGAAAGAATTTCTCCAATAGAGGGAGAAATTAGAGAATTATATTGCTTAAGACCAGATAAGATGACTATAAAGACAAATAAAGATACAGGTATTATTGAGAAGTATGTTTATGATCAGAGGCTGAATTTTGATGTTGATCCTATAACTTTAGATTCGGATATCAAACATATAAAGATGTTTCACCCACTTGATGATTTCTTTGGGTTGTCTATAACAGAGCCGACAGCAAGAGAAATTGATAGCTCAAATGAAGCTACTGAATGGCAAAAGAAGGTATTTGAAAATGAAGGCCGGCCGGGAATGGTATTATTTATTAATGGTTTTCTTAGCGACGACCAATGGGATAGATTAGAAAATGAACTTTCTAGAAGATATTCAGGTGGAATTAATGCAGGAAAACCTATTATTGTTGAAGGTGAAAACACAGGCGATGTAAAACCATATGCATGGTCACCAAAGGAAATGGACTGGATAGAAAGCAATAGAGAACTATCAAGGAAAATATGTATTGGTTATGGTGTGCCTCCAATGCTAATGGGAATACCAGGGGATAATACATATAGTAACCAAAAGGAAGCAAGAAGTGCTTTTTGGGAAGAGACAGTAATTTATTATCTTAATCTTTTAAGCGGGGAATTAAATGATTGGCTATTAAAAGGTGAAGATAATATATTTATTGATTACGATTTATCTAAAGTTCCGGCTTTAGCCTATAAAATGGAAGTGGCATGGAATAGAGTTAAGGATGCTGATTTTTTGACACTTGATGAAAAAAGAGAACTCATTGGTATGGAGAAACTTCCAAATGGAAAGGGCAATGTTGTTCTGGTTAATATGACACAAATCACCCTTGATCAAATAGTTGTTGGAGCAAATGACCAAAGTTCTGAAATTGACAAACAACAGCAGGAAGAAGATGAGGTCAAAAAATTGATTGAACAGGGCTATGAAGAAAGAATTGCAAGATTAATGATAGGTAGTGATTATGAGTGACTTTAAAAAAAATGTAATTGAATGTGAAAAATTTGGCATAAAGAGTGGAAAATAAGAGATTCAGGCAATTAGAATGTCTAAATCTAATTGGTCGAAAAGTGCAGCACAGAAATATTGACAGAAATATTGTGCTAAAAAGGAGCATATACTTTTTGAATGATAAATATAACGAGAAACAAAAGATTATATGCTCAAAGGATAAATACTCAGGAAAAAATATTAGAGAATGCATTTAAGCTAAAAATAATTCTTGAGTTAAATAATATTTATAAGGATGTTGCAAATAGAATTGCTCATGGGAATACTAATATCCTTATTGATACTATTTTGCGTGATTATATTGTTATTCTTAATAAAACCTTAAGGTTTCAATATATAAAAGTTGGACAATTTGGTTTTAAACAGGTTAATGATAGATTACAGGAGGTAGAGCCTAAAAAGGCTATTGATTGGTATAAAAAGAACAGTGAATATAATTTCTGGTTGCAATTCAATTTTTGGGTTGAACAACAGGCAGTATCAAAAGTAACTCGTATCAATAAAACGACACGGGATATATTAAAGACAATAATACAGAAAGGGATTGAGTCTGGACTTTCTTATTCGGCGATTGCAAAAGAAATTAGATTAAAAGCTAAATTTAATAGATTTAGAGCAGATAGTATTGCTGTAACGGAAACGCACTCTGCTTTTAATAGGTCTATATTTGGAAGTGTTGAAAGCAATAGTGTGAAGATGGATACTAAGGAATGGATCAATACTGGTGAAAGAGTTAGAAATACACCATTCGATCATTTGGCAGCCAATGGCGAAAAGGTTGCTTTTAATGAGCCCTTTGTAAAAACTGGTGAGAACTTAATGTATCCAGGTGACGTAACAGGGAGTGCAGCAAATATAATACGATGTAAATGTGTTTCACTTTATAATACTGCTGTAACAGAGATTAAGCCAATTGAT